CGACACCACGGTAAGTAACTTTTGCCATTTGCTTTCTCCTGAAAGTGAGGTGGATTAGACCCCGTTCCTTCAGTCGGCTTTTGCGTCCTCAAAGCATCCCTTCTCAGTACTCTGTTCCACAATCTGAATAAGTTCAGACTTTGGAGTGTCAGTATGCTGCTTGTGAATCTGGTTAACCAGACCTGTAGCATACTCACAAGTTAAAAGACTAGCGAGAAGTAGTTCCATGAGGATGAACGATTCCGTTCCGAGTCGGCTTACTTGCGACCTCTTATGAGGTTGAACGATTGTGTTAATTATAACACATTTCAACTATTTAGTCAAGTTCTTTTGTATTCTCTGATACAAATTTATCTTTCTGTTCTTTTACAAACTCATCTTGATACTCTTTCAAAAGATTACTGACAACTTTTTCCGTACCATCCATCTCTTTAATCTGATAAAGATTGGATTTCATATACTTTCTAAGTTTCTTATATTGTTTTTTTATTGGACGCAATTCATCCAAATCAATATCAATATTCAGATCATTTCCTTTTGTCATTTTCTAAACCTCTTTGAATAAGTCATTTCATCTACAAAATCTTTAAAGTAACTCATAAGAATATTAATTAAAGGTGTTGCTGCATTACCTTGAATCTCTTCAAACATATACATGTTCAATCTAAAAGCAAAATTTGCCTCAGTAATGATAGCATTCATAGTTGATTGATCTATAGGAAGATTATCAAGAACACTTCTATAAGAATCTTTGAATGCTTTCTTATCTTCTATCTCAGGAAAATCATAAAATTCAAGTCCAACATCTCTAAGGTTTAATGCCTTCTGAGCAATACCTTTAAGTATCTGTCCACCAGATAAGTCACCCATGTATCGAGTATAGTGATGAGCAATTAATAACTCTGGAGTTTTGTTACCCACTTCATGAATACGACTAACATATCTCTGTGCTTGTTCAGTTGGACGTATGGTATCTTGCCATTTATATCCATAGAAATACTTACAATCATTCGCCAGAGCATCATGTCTTGCAAGACCATCAAGTGCAATCCTACCAACATATTCATGATCCTTATGGAGTTTCATTTCACTTTCTAATGCATGATATATGAAATAGAAATTAGCAACAAGTTGACGATAACTTATCTCATCAACTACACCCCTAAGAAAAGAAGAAACAAAACTAGTATTCTCAGCCATTGTATGAGACTTCTTAGTTCCTTCCTTTAATTGTTTTGCAAAATTAACTTCTACCATTATTCTTCATCCTTCTTCTCTTCTCTTTTTCTCTTTCTTCTCTCAGGTTTTTTTAATTTAGGAGAATCATTACTAGAGTCATAAGTTCTAGGACTCACTATTCCTTTAGTCCAAGCAATACCTTGAACATTTTTATAGGTATCATAGTAATGATCAAACAATTCTAATTGAGTACCTGCTCTAGTAACATCGTACTTAACCTCATCTTCCACCTTGTATGATACTAAGAAAGAATCAGAAGGTAATTTCTTATCTTCTGCCTTATCTCTTTCACACTTTTCATGTATAACAAAAACGGTCATGATCTATTACCCCATTGGATATCAGGATATGCAGTCTCAACATTTGCTCTAGTAATCTTATACTTATCTGATAATTTCTTATCCTTTACAAGGCATAAGATCTCAGCATCTAACGGATGAAGACCAGTAAGAATGTTGATAAACATAGTCTCTCTACGAAGACCATTCAGTTTATCATTACCACCCTTAATGAAGTTATACAACTTAGTCCACTCTCTACGAAGAGTAGTGTGTCCTTCATTCACATGAGTAGTTTGATTATGTGCAAGTGTATTAACTTGCTGTCCAATTCTAGTAGTTAATGTTCCAGTATTATTCTGCTCATCCTTCATACTAGAATAAGGAACTTCTCCTGGAGGGAGTAAACTAATTACACTCTCATCAAAGTTCCATATAAACAATGCCTTTAATGAATCATGTTCAAATTTCTTCAGTGCTTCCACCTTCTTAGCAGCACTTCTCTGCTTAGATACAATATCAAATACTTCAAAAGTAAATGGATTTGGTGGAAGATCTGGTATAGGAGTTGACGCTCTCTTAACTGTCGTCTTCCTCGGTTTCTTCTGCGTTGTCATGTTGTTCAAACCTCACGGCTACAATTTCATCAGGAATTAAATTTCCATTTGCATCTAACATTTCAGGATGCGTATACACATATTGGGGTGTAGTTTCATATGAATGTTCTCTTGCCATCCATCCTATCATACCTCCTACCAAAAGTGCAAGTAACGACACTATTGTCGTAAGTGTTAGAGTAACTACTAACGTTTCTGACATGGCACCTCTCCACTAATTGTTTTCTCTTTGTTGATGCTCAAAGAAAACTCAAAAGTAAAATGGATCTCCCTTTTAAGGAGTGAGACCATTTGTTCTAACCTTATACCAAAAGGTTTCTTTTGAGGTTTCGGTCTTCCTCCCCCTGCAAGTATTAATTCTACGCCTCTATTTATGGGTATATCAGAGGATTGATTTTTCTTGGAGATATCTGATTGAGTCACTGCATCCTCCCAATTTTTTTCCATTTAATACAATTTGAGGAAACGTAGTTCCTTCTCCAAACTCTCCATAAAAACTAGGTCTATTAAAATCTTTATCTAAAGTGTAGACCACATGGTTGAGTTGTGATAATTCTAGCACTTCTATGATCTTTTCGCAATAGGGGCAACCTGGTTTTGAGTACACAGTAAAATTCAATGTGTCAAGTGTCATCGTTGATACCTTTTGTAAAAAACTATTTAACCTTGCCAAATTAGTTCAGGCATTTGTGATTGTGGTGTTCTCATCATAAACATTAAGATAAAATAACACAAGAACCAAGAAAAATTCAGAATAATATTCTGTCTCCAAAGGAACCTTCTAATTCTTGCAGCAGTTTCAATATCCTTTTCCTGAAATCCAGAAGATCTTCTAACTACTTGCTCAATAAAAAATGCTATCACAAGAGCGATAACAAATGGTAGAAACCAAAAATTTAGGAAAGTTAATAAGAATAAAATTAATTCTCTCATCTACCTTCTCTAGATCTATTCTTAATGATAATCCTATCATTAGCATGATCAGGAACAAATTCCAATACTTCATCATGACCCCACATCATTTCTTCATATAAAGCATTGAGGCGATCCATGTCCTCCCACAAATCATTCACATGATGAGGTGGAACTTCATCGTCACCCCATATATGTTCTTCTGGTTCTAAATTGCCGTGCATAGAGATTAATAATCTTTCTATATTATACGGTATTTATTCTAAATGTCAAGACTTAGTACAGATTTTCCTCTTGTTCTGTTAAGAGAGTAACATCTGATGTTGGAAGAGCAACACAAGTAAGAACGTATCCTTCTTCTAATTGATCATCATCAAGGAAAGTTTGTTCATCTTGATTAACTGTACCCTCTATAATTTTCATAGCACATGATGAACATGCACCTGCTCTACATGAGGATGGATGATCCAAACCTGCTTCCTCCAATGCATCTAATATAGTAGTTTCTGCATCACATTCGTATGTTTCTGTTGAACCATCTGGAGACTTCAAAGTAATAGTTGCCATGTAATTTTTATAACGTCTTAATATTATATAGCACGTTATTGAGAAAAAATTACCCCTTATTGAGAATGAGTTTCAATAGCAGTTTTTAGTTGCTCAAGAATGTATTTGTAAGCACTCGATATGTCTCCTTTATCCTTTCTGAAAAGGTCTTTATCGAAACTCTCACCATCTTTCCAGAGTCGCATTCCGTCAGGTGATAGTTCATCAGCAAGGAGTAAATTTTGTTTAGAATCATAACCGAACTCCAGTTTAAAATCAACAAGTGTAAGACCTATCTCACGAAAGATCTTTGATAGTATTCCATTAACTTCTCTCGCAGTCTGTTCCATATCTCTTAACGGATAATCACCCATCAATCTAATACGGTCTTCTGTAAGTAATGGATCATCTTTCTCATCATCCTTAAGATAATACTCAACCAAAGGCCAATTAAAAATTCTACCTTCTTCAAGAGTAGTCTGTCTAACAATAGAACCAGTAGCAACATTTCTCACTACAACTTCTATAGGAATA